ATTAAACAGCAGGCGCATGTGTTTAAGCAACAGGTAGAAGCGGTATTGGCTGATTACATGCACAAAGCGATTGCAAGCCATATCTGTACGGTAGGCAATATTTTGGAACAAAAAGGTCACAGTGATATGGCCGAAATTATTAGGAGACTTTAAATGGCAATCACCCAAGCAATGTGTACCAGCTTCAAGAAAGAACTGATGGAGGCAAAACACAATTTTTTGCTTTCGGGAGGTAATACCTTTCGGCTGGCGTTATATACCAGTTCAGCCACTATGTCGGCTGCTACAACTGCATATTCTACGAATCAAGAAGCAAGTGGAACAAATTATACAGCGAAAGGAAATTCATTGACGCGGATTGATCCGTCAACATCTGGAACCACTGCGTTCACGGATTTCGCTGATTTAACTTTCGGTACTTGCACGATCACGGCGCGAGGCTGCATGATTTTTAACGACTCAGCATCCGGTGATCCGGCGGTGGCGGTGTTCGATTTTGGCGGTGATAAGACATCTACTGCTGGAAGTTTCACGATTACGTTTCCAACAGCGGACGCCAGTAATGCGGTTATTCGCATAGCGTAGTGAGAGCAATGTGGCAAACATCAATGGTTGGGGTCGTAGCACATGGGGATCGGGCACATGGGGTGAGCCTATTTCTGTCGATCTTACCGGTCTTGCCGGTACGTCGGCGCTTGGCTCGGTTAGTGTCAGTTCTGCGGCGAATGTCGCTGTCACGGGCCTTGCAGGTACCGGCGCTGTCGGTACGGTGGTTGCCACGGGTGTTGCCAATGTTGCGGTTACGGGGTTGGCAGGTACGGGCGCGGTTGGCTCAGTCAGTATCGCTGCTGCAGCCAATGTTGCGGTCACTGGCCTTGCTGGTACCGCTGCTGTTGGCACGTTACTGGCAGCGGGCTATGCCATTACTGGCGTCAGCGGTACGGCATCTACGGTTGGGTTGGGCGATGAAACGGTTACCGGTGATGCGAATGTCTATCCGACAGGCGTGGCAGGGACTTCGGCGCTGGGTAGCCTCTCGCTGGTTACCAACAATATTATTAGTCTCACTGATCTGGGAGTGGCTACAGGACAGGTTGGGTCGGTTACGGTTACAGGTGCTTCAGGTGTTACGCTCGAAGGTCTGGCAGGAACCGGTGCAATCACGCAAGTTTTGGTATGGGGACTTGTGGATACGGATCAGACCCCGAATTGGAGTGCTGTCAGCAGCAGCCAGACACCAAGTTGGTCTGCTGTTTCAACCACTCAAGACCCTTCTTGGTCATCGGTATCAACAACACAAACACCAAGTTGGAGTTCGGTAGATAGTGACCAGACTCCTGAATGGAAAAAGGTAGCTTAAAATGGCGACATATGTAAATGATTTAAGACTGAAAGAAATCGCAACTGGCGATGAGTCAGGAACCTGGGGCACTAGCACCAATACCAACTTAGAATTGATAGGCGAAGCCTTTGGTAGTGGTTCAGAAGGCATCACGGGAACCACACATACGATTACGATGGCTGATGGTGCATCAGATGCTGCCAGAGCGATGGTAATGACTCTAACGGGAAGCACTACTGCCCTTAATACCGTAACGCTTGCTCCAAACACAGTTAACAAGACTTGGATCATCCAAAATTCAGCAGGGTATGCTGTATCTATATCTCAAGGCACAGGTGCAAATGTCGTCATTCCTAATGGTGGCATTAAGATGATTGTTGCTGATGGTGCAGGTGCAGGTGCAGCAGTTACTGATGTATTAGATTTAACTGGTGGGACAGGCAATGTAGGACTTGGTTCTGGTAACTTAGGAACAGCCATAACCACTGGAACAGATAATGTAGCCATAGGTGAGGCATCGCTTGATGCAGTCACTTCTGGATCAGACAACACGGCTGTCGGAGACAATGCAGCAGGTGCATTAACAACTGGCAGCAATAGTGTTGCGATAGGCTCTGCGGCTTTACTTGTAGCGACGACCGCTGCTGATAATACGGCAGTCGGAACTGATACTCTTAAAGCCAATTCGACCGGAACAGATAACACAGCTATCGGTTATGCAGCAGGCGATGCAGTCACGACTGGTGCTGATAATACCTTTGTCGGAGACAATGCTGGAGGAGCGGTTTCTACGGCTTCAGGACATACCGCAGTTGGGTCGAGTGCCCTGCTTACTATAAGTACCGGTACGTCAGGAACAGCGGTTGGATTTGAATCACTTAAGGTAGCGACAGGCAATAACAACACAGCACTCGGTTATCAGTCAGGTGTGGCCGTTAGCACAGGGACAGAGAATACGATAATAGGAAACGAAGCCGGAGATGCTGTAACGACTGGTGCCAGCAATACTTTAATCGGAGATAACGCTGGCGGGGCAATAACCACTGCATCAAGTCATACAGCAGTAGGTTCTGCTGCTTTACAAACTATTACCACAGGAACGAATGGGACAGCAGTTGGATTTGAAGCACTTAAAGCTGCAACTGGAAATAATAATAGTGGAGTTGGTTATCGTGCAGGTTTGGCTGTCAGCACGGGTGCTGGAAATACTTTGCTTGGAGCCACTTCTGGCGATGCAGTAACAACCGGATCGAATAACACTTTCGTTGGGCTTAATTCGGGCGGGGCAGTAACTACTGCGTCAGGTCATACTGCCGTTGGAGCAAGTGCTTTACTTACTATGTCCACCGGAACGACAGGAACAGCAGTTGGATTTGAAGCATTAAAAGTTGCTACGGGCAACAATAATACAGCAGTCGGTTATCAATCCGGAGTTGCGGTCAGCACAGGGACTGATAATACGTTGGTTGGAAACGCGGCAGGAGATGCAGTCACCACTGGAGCTGATAACACTTTTATAGGTGACAATGCTGGTGGGGCAACGACAACAGCAAGTTATAACACGGCGGTTGGCTCTGCTGCTTTGTTGGCAAATTCTACGGGCGCACAAAATACTGTTATTGGAAGTTCTGCAGGAACATCAATTACCACAGGTAATTACAACGTCGCAATGGGCGTTGATACTCTTAGCACTGTTAGTACGGGATCAAATAATACGGCTCTTGGTAAAGGCGCATTAGCAGCAAATACTGGTGATAGCAATACGGCTGTTGGCTACCTAGCTTTAGACGTCAATAGCACCGCTAGCAATAATGTTGCTGTAGGTTATGCAGCTCTCGGTGCAAACACGACCGGAACAGGGAATGTTGCTGTTGGCTATAATGCTCTTGTTGTGTCTGTAGATGTAAATAGTAACACCGCTGTCGGACAATCTTCTTTAGAGGCTTGTACTGGTGGCGGCAATACTGCTGTTGGTTATGCAGCCCTGACCGCGAATACGACAGCAGCCAATAATGTAGCGGTAGGAGTAAGTGCGCTTGCTGCCAATACAACTGGAACGAATAACGTAGCTGTGGGCGCAAATGCTCTCGATGCTAATACGACAGCGAGCAACAACACTGCTTTTGGTGACAATGCACTAGGAGTAAATGTAGATGGAGCAAGTAATACGGCTGTAGGTTCTGGTGCGCTAGTTGCGATGGTTGATGCTAATTCTTCTACTGCTATCGGTGCTGATGCACTGCAAAATGCCACCGGAGGCTCAAACACGGCTGTCGGTCAGGGCGCACTTAATGGTGTTGTCGCTGGAATATTTAATACGGGTGTAGGGATTTCTGCTGGTAATGTGATTAGTTCAGGCGATAATAATCTTTGTTTGGGAAGAGATGCAGGAATTGCAAACTCTCCAGGTGGTGCTGTTACTACAGGAGACAATCAAATTTGTCTTGGTGATGAAAATATCGCCAATGCTCATATCCAGGTTGACTGGACAGTCGCTTCTGATGAACGAGACAAGACAGATTTTACAGCCTTAAATCTCGGTTTAGACTTTGTAAAAGCTCTTGAGCCTGTTACATATAAGTGGGATAAGCGTTCTAAGTACGCTGAAAAGGGCGATGATTTAGATGCAATCACGCACGACGGCACTCATAAAGAAGATTGGTTAGACGTGGGCTTTAAAGCTCAAGCGGTTGAGGCTTTAGAGAAAGAGGCAGGATATGTCATTTCTGATAAAACAAATCTTACTACGCATCTTACAGAAGACGGCAAACAGTACGGTTTACAGTATAGTAAGTTTGTACCTATCTTAGTGAAAGCAATCCAAGAACTTTCAGAAAAAGTTAAAGAATTAGAAAGTAAATCGCATAACAAATGTGGAAATGAGGATAAGTAGATGGCTGTCACAAAAGCGTTAGTAAAAACGATTCCTTATGTTAAATCTAACAGAGTGGAGAAATGGGAAATTGAAATGAAGTATGAGAATGATAGCGAAGGTGATTCTACTTACTACACAAGTATTTTTACTCATATAGCAGTTGCAGATGATGGAGATTTTAGCAAAGCTGCCAAAGGTACATTTAGTAATGCAAATTTAGTCGCTCTCTGTCCTGTTTCACATTGGGACGTTATATTTGCGAGCCAAGTAGCTTCAGTGATTACCAGTCCTGTAGTGCAGCCAGTTCCTGATAAAGCTTTTGCAGTGCCTTCGTGATAAAACAGGAATACAAAATGCACACGGTTCCATCGGTGTTTCTTTTAGAAACATGGATGCCAGAAGATATGGTGCAAGGACTCAATGCGTATTTAGATGAGTTAATGGAGAAGGATGATCGTGTTTCCCACGCTGGTACATTGGTGGGTCAAATTGGTCATGGGCAGCAGTTGACGATGGATCATAAGGATTCAAGACTGGCTGCTTTTTGTGAAATGACCGGAGTTTTAGCAGCGGATTATGTGAAGCATTTTAGTCAAATTACTGATAATCCACTGAGTGGTGAGCGTCAAATCGAGATCGATGAATTATGGTCAGTACATTCTTATGAACGTGATTATAATCCCATCCATGATCATGGCACTAAAACACTGATGGGCGTTTCATGTACTGCATGGACGAAAGTGCCTCAGCAGATATTAGATCAGCCTACAGCAGGAAGCCCGGAGTATTCTCTGTATAACGCTAGTGGAAATGCCGATGGTTGCTTGGCATTTAATTATGGAATTAATTCTGTAATTGATGTTGAGAGATTACGGCCTCCTCAGAGCTTTGTGATTAAGCCTGAAGTTGGAAAGTTTCTTATGTTTCCGTCATGGCTTCAGCATTCTGTATATCCATTTGAAGGAGATGGTGAGCGTCGCACTGTGGCGGCTAATCTAAATGTTTGGAATGTTCAAGATATCGACAAAAAAGTTGTTAATTAAGAGGTGAACAATGTTTGATTTCATAATTACATTAGTATCAGTTGTTACAGGGATTGTATGTTGCGCTAGCTTTATTGCTGCTGTAACTCCAACACCTAAAGACGATGTATGGATTGGGAAATTGTATAAGCTGGTTGATGTTTTGGCTTTGAACATTGGTAAGGCCAAGCAAAAGAGTAATTAAGTCATGGATTTTTTTGAAAAACTTAGACTCAGCCTGAGTAAATTTTTTGGTACGACTGAGAAAGAAAAGAAAACAACAGAACAGCCTCCATTGAAGGTAGTGGATGTTGAAAATAAGGAGAGTGATCGTTACAGAGCCAGGGATAGCAAGGGGCGTTATCTTGGCGATGATCCCGATACCCCAGAAGATGAGGCATGGGTAATTGATGGCGATAAGAATACATAGGGAAATGAGTTAATGGGGTTTAAATTATCTATTGTGCTAGGAATTGCTTTAGTGATGTTGTCGGGAGCTTTTAAACTCTACTATGACAAGTCAGAAGCGGAGAAAATGGCTATAGCAATGCAGTTGCAGACATCAATGGATAATCAGTTACGTCTTGAGAATGCAATTGATACTCAGAATAAGCAAATTGAGAAAGCGATTGAAAATAAAAAGACATCCGATGCACGTATTGAATTGTTGACTGTTTCTAATAATGAGGCAACTGAAAAGATCGATGAATTACGCGAGAAATTTGCACGGCATGATCTTGATATGTTGTCGTTGCGTAAGCCAGGATTAGTAGAAAAACTTGTTAATCGTGGTACGGCAACTGTTTTTAAAGAACTTGAAGATTTAACGAATCCGGGTCAGTTTGATGAGAAAACAGAAGGTTAAACATGAAAGTCTTGGTTCTGGTTCTGCTATTAATTTGCAGTGGTTGCACAACGGCGTTTCGTCCGCCGGAGGTGAGGCCAGTGGAAGTGGTAACCATCGAGAAACCGGCTCCGATGTATCACCCGCCGCTTCCACCCAGAATCAAGAGTATGCCGGTCGAATGGAAGATTTTGACACCGGACACGATGGAAGAGTATTTGGAGGATTTGAAGGCTGGCGAAGCTCCAGTTAATGCGTGGTATTCTCTAACCACTAAAGGATACGAGAATATTAGTAATAACATGGCACAGATTCAACGGTATATCAGACAAGTTTTATCGATAATTGAATATTACCGGGATGTTGATAAAGAACGGCAAAAAGAGGATAAAGAACAACATATAGAAGAATGAGTAAATTAACCGAAATGTTGCGTCGCCATGAAGGCGTGGAAAGTCACGCTTATTTATGCAGTCAGAACTTCACGACTATCGGCGTGGGCAGGAATATCGATGCCGGTGATAACGGTCGTGCAAGAGGATTGGGGTTGTCGGATGACGAGGTTGATTATTTGTTACAGAACGATATTGATCGAGTGATGCAAGAACTGGATGGTGAATATGCGTGGTTTGCAGGACTGAATCAAGCACGCTCCGATGCGATGGTTGATATCAGCTTTAATCTTGGACAGACAAGGTTGAGAGGGTTCAGAAAGGCATTGGAGGCGATGGAATCAGGTGACTGGGAAGAGGCTGGTAAGCAATTTCTTGATAGTCGGTGGGCCAGTCAGGTTGGTAACAGGTCTAAAGAATTGGCAGAAATAATTCGGACAGGTGAGTATCTGAATTAGTTTTTTATAATAGGAGATAGATATGGGTATGGCTCGTCCGAA